TTTTGATTTGTTAACTCATCAAACTTCGCTTGTAAATCAGTTCCATTCTTTGTTAACTCCTCAATTTGTTGATTTAATCCGTCAACGCTTTTGGCTTTTCCGAATAAATCATCTAGTTCGTTCAAATCTTTTACACCATAACGATTAAAGAATGATTGGTGAGAACGTTCGACTCTTTTTTGCATCAATTCATTCACGCGTTCTTTTGTAAACATTATCGGTGAACTTTTACCGTTTTGACTTCCAGTAGTCGGATTACCTGGATTTGGATTTTCTGGCATAGTATAACCTCACTATCAAGTTAATTTTATTATAATACCTTATTTTATACAATTTAAAGTATTTTTTTCCATTTTTTAATCAGCAACTCTGTTTTCAATATTTCATTCTTTATCTTTGGTGTTTTGTATTCCCAGTATAGCGCCTTAAGTAATCTTAATCTATCGCTATACTCTTCGACCGCTGCTTGTGCTGGTGTCTGGAAATCCATGTTTCCCTTGGTCGTATGCGTTTTATACTTACGTCTCAGTTTCTTGAGCGTACGCCCGCGAACCTGTTCCAATGTCAGACTCACGAAATAATGCCTGCAATGCGGTCTGGTAATAAACCATGCTGGCTTACCCATAACCCATTGAACCGTATATAATCCGCGGTCTCTAGCATAATCCATCGCTTCTTCTGGCGCATCTTTATCGACATATAACCTGCCCTGATATGGCTTATGGTCTTCCGCACAGTCACCATGACTGCTTGCTAGATAGAAATATTCGCCGTTTTTCCTGGATTTTTCCATAAAATCATCAATCGCACCGTCTTTTTCCTTCTCTGCCTCGGTTTGTACCTGGTGATTTATCAGTTTTTTAGCTTTATCATTGTATTTTCCGGTTTTTATCAGGTCAAATAATGCAATCGCAAGCAAATCTAGGCCTGCTGCACTGATTTTTACCGCGCGATTACTCAATTTTATAGCAAAACCCAGTAAATATTTGTCTCTATACTGCGGTTTTTTATTTATCGTGGCGTCATACAACGCTTTATGTATTTTTCTAGCACTATCGCCGTTTAAACGGCCTTTATATATTATCGCAAAATACTCATTCTTCAGGGATAACAGGTGCTTCTTCTTCTTGTCCTGCCTCTGATAGATTTGCTCTGTTGTTAGTCTCATTCTCGTGCTCCATCAATGCATTCATATCGAAATCGTCCTTCTGTTTATTCTCGTCCAACCAAGCGATTTCCTTTGCTAACTCTTCGTCAGATAATTTACCAGCCCACAATAAATTAGCATATCTCTCTGTGGATATCTGACCTTGCGTCCATGCTGGTCCAAGCACTTGCAATTCAGATTCGAATGATGGATTAGCGAATTCATCGTATTTCACTGTAATCTGATAATCCTTCTCCATCATAATACCTGTTTCCAAGTAATCTTGACACATTAATAGCATGTTACATAATTTAACGAGTGCTTTCGTTTCATTCGCGATAATCGTATTCCTAGTAAATATGGATTGCTTTTCCTTTTCTCTCTGAGCATCAGCATTATCCTTCTTAGCGATATCGATACCTAAGGACGATGGCGACAATACACCTATCAATATATCACCGAGGACATCATTATATAATTGCGAATATTTATCGAAATTCAAATCAGGCTGAGTCGTCTTAATCTCATTCTTCATATTACCATCGCCATCTGGCATAGCATCAATCTTGGCATATTGCCTATTATATAATTTCGGTAGCATCGGTTCGCCTTGTTTCGAACGCTGCAATAAATCGACTGGATAATATTCAACTGGTGTACTGACTCTGTTTGTCTGACCTGCTTGCGTCAATATCTCATCTAAGAAATCGAATAAATCTATCTTACCGTCGTAAATACTCTTACCTCTGGTCGGATATAACGGGTCGAAATAATATTTATTTGGAACTGCAAGCAAGCATTTACAACCTTGAATCAATTGATTTTGTAAGTCAGCTAACTCCGGTATCTTGCTGTTATCGCAGCTCATCAGATTATTACTCTTATCGAGCTGGAACAGCTGATATTCAATTGCAAGGCCTTCTGGTCTCAATGTCCTAGTTTCATATAATACATAATTTTTATTATCCTTATCTTTATAAAACGATTTAAACCACATACCGAGCATAATATTACTCTTAACCAATGGTCCCCAATTCTCTGCATCATACCATTCAATCAACGGATTGCTGGCGAGCGCTGGATTTATGTTAATTTTCCAAGCACCATCGCCCTTTGCTAATGTCATCGGTCTGGATTGCTGGATAAGCATGAATTCGAAATTATTCGTTTCAAATATATCGTCCAATCTGTTATCAATCGCTGTTATATTTGGTTTACCGACGATACTGGATATCACATCGATAATCGCTCTAGGAATACCTGAATGAATACGCTTAACCATTTCATTTACTGACATTCCCCAGAACATTAAACGCTTGTTTCTGTTATAAATCGGATTCTCAGCAAAACCGTATGTCTGTTCGCTGGTGTACCATGCTAATAATTCATCACCATTACCGACATACCATAATTCATTCGCTTTAATATTCGACAATCTGATTGCTTCTTCATCATTAATATATGTTAATCGCTTGCTATTTGGGTCACCGGTCTTGGTTAATCCGAGTAAGCGCATTACTTTACCTTTTATAAATTCTACAACATTCATATTTCGATTCCTCACAATTTATTATATATTACCATCATCAGTTTTTAAAGGGTCTTTAAATTGTTTCCAATGCCTGAACTTCTTCCTTAACGGTATCCAAGCATATTCGAACGCATTTATCGCGTGGTCATCGTAATCCTCTCTCGGTTTTCCTTCTTTCGATTTCCTAGCATTTTTTATTTCCCTCGTCAGATTCGGGCAAGCCTTACTGATACGCAACGCTCCTAGCGCCATCAGAATATTCTCGAAATACACTCTGGTTAATATAGGTATCTTGCTACTCGGCATAAATACTGTATCCTCGAGATATTGCCTATGACCTTCGAGCACCAGACCATCAATGAAACCACCTGAGTCAGCACAATCGACATAGCATACTAGCATTCCGCGTATCTGATATTTATTACGCCATTCAATCAGCGTTTTAATCATTTCTTGCTGTATCTGGTAACTGGTCTTGCGGTTAACTTCGGACTTACCTTCATTGCTATCGAAATATTCATCGATTGCTTCTATGGTTCCCCAGTTATCATTTATACCGATGAGCTGCATTGTATTTGCACTGCCCAGACGCTTGGCATTCTCTTCACTGTATTTTATTTTACCTTCACCATTCGACATACCGAAGTCAATACCAACTGATATCGCATCGTATTTCTGTGATTGCGCCCAATACTCTGGAACTATCAATCCGTCATCCCAGTGACCATATGTTCTGTCAGATAATGCGCCCCAGCATCCTAAGTTTTCGACCAGATATATGTCATAGGCTTTTTGCTTCATTATCTGAGCACCTTTTATCTGACCTTCGCTTAAATACGGATTGCATTTATAGCTGGATATGTGAAGCGCAAGACCATCACCGTAACCTATATTAAACTCTGGGTCGTAATAAAATTGATATCCGACATTCTCTAGCGTCTCGACATCATCCTCTAGATTTCCTTTAAAAAATGCATCATACAGCCAATGGCCGATATCCCAAGCATTGAATAGAAACGTTATCTGAACCTTTAAATCTGGTTCATACTTTGGTACACGAATGGAACCATCGACGACTCTGAATTCTTCGTAGGATTTTAATTGCGACGCTTCCTCGAAATATATGTCGGTCCAGTAACCTGTTTCCACTGATGTACCTGTAATATTTTCGACATCATTCATACCGCCGAACATAATTACTTGTCCTGTACGCTTGTATGTGATGCGATAAGGCGACTTTATAAAATTAAATAAATGATATATACCGTACTTGCGCGCGATATTTTTCAATATTGTATAATTCGATTGCGCGTTATCTTTGTCATTCTGTCTGACCATTAATATATTCCGTCTAGGGTCACTGAATATTTTAAAAAATACTTCTAGACCAACGAAATTATATGTTTTACCTGTGGAACGAGCGCCCTTGAGGCATCTGTATCTCGCGTCACAATTTGTAAACCAAATATCGCTAAAATCAGCCAATGCTATTTCATCACTGAATGTAATCATTTAAGTTTTTGCTTTCCACCAATAACGACAGTAACCTTACCTTCGTCATCAGCTTGAATTTGTTGTTTAGGCATAAATTTATTGTTAGTACGTTCAAGCCACCAAGCAGTTCCTTGCCAACCG